ATGTATAACATTATCATCTGATTCAAACTTAACAGTCCTATCAGGGATATCAAAGACATCTTCGATGGGTAGATGCTTATTAGCTTCTTCCTCAACAGCATCTCTGAATATTTTATTGTGTTCCATGAGAGGAACAGTGGCACATATCTGTCTAGTAAAGTTTAACATAGACTCAAAGTCTGTGTCGTTTAGTGGGTTGTCCTTACCTATCATTATACTAAGAGTAACATCTCCTGTCCAACCCTCCCTATCTATATGAGGTTTTACCTGTATAACAAAGTCTTCATCTTGTAAATGCTTTTTGTCTATTGCCATGTAGCTCTCCTTACTTTTGTACCAGTAAATTTAATTATACTAGGATGGTTATTCTTACCCTTTTCTTTTAGCCAATCTTCAGGTATGATTCTATCATAATACTTGAAGCCGTGTTTGTTGCACCAAGCAGCATACGTTGTCTTAGACACTTTAGATATCTTAGTCCTACTATTAGTAAAGACAAACCTAATGTCTAATGCAGGGTGTTGCTTCTGTATACATAGATGTTTCTTTCTATCTTCAGTTACGAACCTTCCCTTTGTTTCTACAATGATACCATTATTTAGTAAGAAGTCAGGAGTGTAAGTTCGATATGTTAAGTCTTCCCACTCTATCTTCATGCTCTCATAAGAGTACTTGTGCTTTAACTCAGTAAGGTAGAGTGAGATAGAATGTTCTAACCCACTCCTGTACCCATACTTGAGTGCTTCCTTTGTTACCTTGTGTAGTTTCATGCTACTGCACTATCTTTTAGTGAGATGTACTGTACCATCTTAGGTTGCTTGGCTTGAGATGCTTGAGCAGGTAACTCTATTAGAGTATCCCAACAAGTATATCTAAAGTCACAGAAAGTACAGTTCTTATTAAGAACAGTATTACCTGTAGGAACACTTCTAAATGTTTCCACTTCAGGCTTAAAACATCTTACTAACTCTTTCTGATTAGCTTGCTTGATAGTATTCTCGATGTCATTCAAAACCTTAGTTGTGTCTGCATTTTGTGCTGATACATACTTGAACTGTCCAGTAGACTTGTTCACTACCCACCAACCACCTATGTTTTTACCACTTGCTTTTGCATAAGCAACGAGTTGTCCTACATAGCCAAAGCTATCACCATCTGATAACGTTTCAAACGATTCAAACTTATTCTTATAAGACCAATCTGATGCAGACTTTATATCGTCTACACAATCATCTAGTATTAAGTCATAAGTACCCTTGACTTTAGTGCCATCTGATAACTCTAATGCTACTTCTTCACTCTCTTGATAGTCAATCTTAGCTTCCTTCAGTAACCCTTTGAACACTGCTTCAACTATATCTCCTATCATCATAGTCATTAGAAAACTATTACCTTTCGGTAAAGCTTTTTCAGGATGGTTCTTGTCAAACCAAAGCTGACAGGAAGGCTTACCTATGTTAGACATACGTAATCTAAACTCCCTCCTGTCATTTTTAGTTCCGAACTGACGAACCATAGCATCCTTTATATCAGATGCTACACCCTCAATAGTCTCCATTGACATCTGCTTCTTGGAAGCAAGGACATCTTCTAGCAACTTATGTATCGCCAATTCAGCACGATGGTTCATTAGCTTGCATCCACTTCGATAAAGTCATTGACTATATCTTTCATGTCAGCACTAGCATTGCCACCCATATTTGCATCCCACTCCTTTACAATGTACTGATTGTAATTTTGTATCCAAGACATGAAGTCTCCGAATGTAGCTTGGTCTGCTTCTGACAGGTCAACTTTATTTGCTATGTCTAATGTACTAGTTGGTAGATAGAACACATTACCATTAGGTAACTTACGTTCCTCTGTAGCTAGGTCAATAGTATGCTGAATAGGAAGTCTCTTTAACTGAGCCAACTTAGTAAAGGGTAAACCTAGAGTCTTAAACGCATCTCTATTATCTATCTCCCATATGAATGGTGTAGACTCAAAAGAGATACTCTCTCCCTTTGCATTAGTAGGCTCAAGTAAATCAACCAAACCAAAGACAACACGCACTCTCTTAATCTGTTTGATTAAGTCTTGTGTCTTCTCAGGTAGTGCCTTGAAGTCTTGTATGTACCCTGCTGGTTTACCACAGTTGAACCCACCTTGATTATCTTTCAAGTCTACATTCAATGTGTCTGCCATTACAGTCTTATGATAGATGCCCATAGGTTCACCCATCTTAGCGTTCATATTCTTAACGAACCTCTTGTACATATACCTCTGCATAAATGGTCGTATCCTAGCAGTCTTACTGTAGAATGTTTCACCATCAGGTATCTCAAGTTTATACGTACCACCTTCAACAACCTCTACGTTTACTGACTTGCCATTCATCTTGGTTTCACCCATGATTGGTGAGTGGCTTATCCTAAAACGTGGTAGTTGCTGAGACTTCTGTGAGTCAGAAGACCTAGTACCTTCACCTGCTATCCCCATTGCCTTTGCCATTGCTTCATAGTTGCTTGTATCAACTGTCGTTATATTATTCTCTGTCATATTGTATTGCTCCTTCCTGTGAGTCAAATGTTTTTTAGTTATATCAGTTTACGTCTACAGTGTCAAGCCAATTATCACCTATTTTTGCTTCTAATAATAAGGGTACATTGAACTGTATATTGAACTGATTCTCAATGATATCTTTAAGGCTACCATTGAGTTGTGTGATGAGATATAGCACCTGCTTTACCTCTTCAGGGTGGATGTCAATGACCACAGAATCGTGTACTGAATTAACAATACAAGACTTGTAGGTACTCAACAAGTTCTCCATGTGGATTAACACAATGGGAACAATGTCAGCAGTAGCGAAACTTTGTACAGGATAATTCTTTATCTGTGTGAAGTAACTCACTGTGCCATTCCTTCGTCTTTGTACATCAGGGAAAGAAAACTCTCTGCCTGATGGTGTCGTTATCATACCTGTCTCTAAAGCTTCTTTAGCCAATCTGCCATGCCATGCTTTGATTCCTGTATACTTTTGCGTGAAGTGTTCATAGTACTCTGCTTCAGCTTTGCTTCTGCCAAAGCCTGTTGCTCCATAGAGTGGTGCAAAAGTGTGTGCTTTCGCATCCTGCCTAGAAGTCGGTTGACCTGCATCAGTAATAACCTTAGACGTATATGAGTGAACATCGAAACCAGTAGAGACTTCATCCATTGCTACCTTATCTTGTGATAAATATGCCGCAGCTCGAAACTCTAGCTGTGCAAAGTCAGCTTCAAGTATCTTGCCACCCTTCCAACGTGATACGAATACCTTCTTGACAGGAAACGTACCACCTCTAGGCATATTCTGCATATTAGGGTCAGCACCACTAAACCTACCTGTTGAAGTCCTGTGTTGTAATAGTCTCACATGGAGCTTACCATCAGATTTAATGTGTGCTTTGATACCCTCTACAAAGGAACTTAGGTATGTATCAAGGGCAGACAAACGAGACACATCAGTCAAGAAATTGACAGCATCTGTCATATTGGCACGCTTTGCCATGCTCTTAAGTATATCTAAGTTCGCTTTACTTACACCAAAACCATTAGCAGATATCCACTTGGCACTCGGTGCTTTGAATTTTAACCCTGCAACTATTTGAGTACGTTGAAAAGTATAACCACTACCAAGACAAACATCGTGCTTATTGGGATTTGAGTAAGGAGTTCCATTTTTTCTTACCTTTCTTATGCTACCTGTACCATGACACTCTCTGCAAGATACAGCTTTTGTTCTGAACACAATACTAGATTGTCTAGATACTGTCTCATTGAAAGATGGCTTATCCATATAAGGAGTAAAACCATTAGCCCACATAGCTTTGTCGTGTGGCTTTCTACTGTAGATAACCCAAGACATTTGCTCAGGACTATTAAGATTGATAGGTGTATCACCCATAATATTTCTAATCTGTATCTGTATACGTTTCTCAGTCTCTTGCTTCTCAGTCTCGAACTGAAACCTAACCTCTTCTAGCTTAGTCTCATCAACAGCAAACCCTGTCTGATAGATATGTGCAAGAGTAAT